CCCCCCTTATCCTTCTACCATTTGATTACGCGGTTTGGTGGGGCCGCGGGGACGTCGTCGGGCCGTCCCTACCCGAGAGGGTTGGAAACGAGAGGAGGAGAACTGCGCGGAGGACGATGCGTTACGATCCAGAGGAGAACGCGGACGCCCTCAGCACCATGGAGAAGAGCAGGCAGACATGAGTCCGCCCTTGTGCCGTCATGTGCTTGGCTAGGCCCCGAGGGCCAGGAGGCGGGCGTTGCCGGCGAGGGCCTGCGTGGCGCCGTACCATGCGGTCGCCGCGCTGTATGCCCTGCCGAGCCCGCGCCCCAGGCCCATCGCGCCCTCGGCGACGCTCTCGAGGGTGTGTCCGATGGCTCCGAGGGTGGAGCCAACCTGCGTCGCCTTGGCGAGTGCGGCCTGCGGTGCCACCGGGACGGGCTTCGACAGCGTGCTCGCGACGTGGTCGAGCGGCCAGCGCGCGTAGTAGGTGCCCATTCCGTCCACCCTGTACTTGTTCGTCGCCAGGGAGGTCTGCTGGAACACCATCCAGATCACCGACATCGGCATCCGGCCGGTGGCTCCGGTTGGCCACGCGGCCACGTGCTGCCCGTACTCGTCCGCCGTCTCCGTGCCGAGCCAGCCTGCGTACTCGTGGTAGTCTCCGGTGTCCCGCGGCACGGCGTAGAAGCTCTTGCCCGTGCGGAAGTCCTCCGCTCCCATCAGCTTGGTGTCGGGGTGCTCGCGGATCGTGTCCATCAACGCGACCACCTGTGCCTGCGTCATCGCGGAAGGGGCAGCGGCCAGCTCCATGCGACGGTTCGTGCTCAAGACGTACACCTCTCCCTCCACGTCATACGCTCGCGTGACGTTGGTCACCCGGCATCCGATCTTCTGCGAGCGCCCCGAGGTGGGCCCGCCAGCGGTTGCGGATCCGGACGCGAAGTTGCCGTCGAGCGTGTTGACGAAAGGGGTGGCGGCATCCGTCATTGTCAACCCGATTGTGGCGCTGTGCCCCGTCGTTGCGATGCACACCACCACGCTCGTTGCCGTCGTCGGGCTGGCGAAGCTCACCTTCCTGGTCGTGAGCGATGTCGCGGGTCCCTCGTACTGAATCGACGGGACGGGCCGTGGGTCCCATGGCGAGTAGATGTGGCCGTGCAGAGCGTCCTGTGCCGGCGCGGCCTTCTGTCCGCGCTGCGGCCTGCCGGACGGCTTCTTCTTCTGCGGCGGCTGTCCCTTCCCCGCCCCCTTCTTGCCCTGGCCCTGGCTTCTCTGCCTCTGCTTCTTGCCTGGCATGGCACACGACGGTACCACTCTCTCCAGACCCCGAACGTCTCAACTCCTTCGTGCAAAACCTCCCCCGGCGGCTGCCGGAGCTCGGTCAGTCGGTGTGGGATCACTTGTCTCTTGTGGACCGTGATGTCCGCTATAGGCACGGACGCGCGAGAACAGACGCGCTTCATACAGTCCCAAAATTGGCAGTCGGTCGCACCGACACGCGGGTGTGCGCGGAAAATCGATCAAAATTGTGGGGTGTATCTGCCGTCTGCCAAAATGGCGAGGGCAGGCGCCTCCGCGGCGCAGCGGTGCCGTAGTCCATTCCCCGTCACTCTGCCTCCCCAATATGTGCTTCCCACGGTGCCCGTTGCGACGTGGCGTGCTCCGTCGCGGTCCGATTTCCACACAACACCAGGGGTGTCCCACAGATGTGGTATCCTGACTCACACGCCCGTGCCACAAATGGTTGGTGCTCTGGATGGCACGGTGAGTGACGTTGGTACGCCTTCGTCCCTGGCAAAGGAACTGTGCCCACCTCGAAGCACAGCGCGTACTGGCTTGCACCTCAGGAGTGCCGATACTCCAGCAGGCTTTTGACGGGACGTCACACCACGCCCGCACGAAAGAATAAGCCAAGGGTTTCAGCGGTGAGCTCGCCTATCCCCGAGTCGGCAATGTCTCGAGGGCCCCCATCTCGACCGGTGGGCAACCGGCCCCCCACACATGCATGGCCGACACTCCTCGACCAAGGCCTTCTCCACGGCCATATGCCACCCCCTGACCGACCCGGGGGCAGCGAATTCTGGAGTGACATGTCTCACTCGATCCAGGAGCGGGGCAGGATCCGCCTGAGCGTCTCCTTGTCCCACTCCGCTGCCAGGCTGCCAGTCATGAGCGCGTCCACGGCATTTCGATCCGGCGCCTCCCCAGTAGCTGCAGCCACCAGGGCCTCGGCATCAGGATGATAGTCCACCGCGGGCAACTCGTAGACTTCGGGCTCCAAGCGACGGTCCGGGTTGTAGTTTCCGAACCAGGCGTATTGTGTCGCTTTGGCCACCGGCTGTGCCAGTGTGTTGGAATCCCGACAGCTCTTGGCTATCGCGAGATAGTGAAGGGCCAACGGGGGGTAGCGCTTGTAGCCCTGCGCCCGAACCGCGCACGCAAGGGAGTGTTGGTGCGGGTCCCCCCCCCCGTCTCTCTGCTCCGCGGCAGCGGTGAGATTCCGCGCGATTTGCGGGAGCCAGAGATCTGACAGGCCTTCCTCCTTGACCAGGCACTCATTTCCGACGAACGTCACGACGGAACCTGGGCGTCGTTCGAAGAGCTTCATCTCAAATCCGAGCGATGCCCAAGCGGCCTCGATGTCTTCCAGAGGCCGGTCGGTGCTGATCATCACGAAGCTGTCATCCCCTTCGTACACGCTGTCCATGAACATCTTGCGTCGAGTTGACAGCGTGCGCTTGTCATTCCGGAGGTAGTGTGGTGCTGGCCGAAACCAACGCCAGTTGGGCTGCGTGACAGCACGATCGATGTCCTCGTAGGCCACCAATACCGCCAACCAGCAGCTGTAGTTCACCACCCAGTTCAAGCAACTTGTCCCCCTGTCCCCAGACGCGCGGAACGCCTCGAGGAACATGTGGGCCCTGCTGCCCTTCCGGTAGACGAGCCTCCTGATGGGCTTCTTGCGGTCCTTGATGTCCACAGAGGCCCAGTAGGAAAGCGAGCCGATGGCGTCCCACCTCGCGTAGATGGTGTTCGCCACGTGCTCGAGAAGAGGATTTTCGAGCAGCTCGCGGAGCCGGGGGGTGATCGTCCTATCCCAGGCCTTACCATCCCCTTCCAGATACCTTTTCACGAAGCCTTCCTCTTGCTTGGCGCGGCCGGATACCTCGCCCAGCGCATCTGCCTTCGCACGATGCTTTATGCTCCGCTTCTCGAAGTGGTCATACAAGAGCCCCTCGAAGCACGCCACGTGGATCAGGGCACACAGTTGCCCCTGATCGCCGCAAGAGATGATGAGTCTCGGCGCCTTTCCCCGATTGGGCAGCACCTCGTCCTTGATGCTTGCCTCGTGGGTGATTCTGACGTCGAATCCCAGTCCCCGCAGCGTTTCCACGGCGCGCTGAGCTCTCTCGTCTGACCAAGCCTTGGACATGGCGGACCTCAACGTCGGGTGCTCGTCCAACCACTGGTAGATCTTCTTCTTCGTGAGGACCCTCTCAATGATCGAATCACGCACCTTCTCCAACCTTGCCCTCAACTGAGGTCCGGGCTTGAACTTCGGCTGGTATCGCTCCACTCGCTGCGCGGTCGCTGCCATGACGTTGGTCAGCGACTCGTCGAAGTGCTGTGGATCGCAGGGATTGGTGGCACGGCTGATAGCCACCCTCTCCTTGGGTGGTTCCAGCCTCTCCACCGTCACCTGCGTCTCACACCTCGCCGGATGAGCCTCGCTTCTGAGGATTGCACCCACGGCGTGCGGCGGGTCAATGCGGCCCGGTGGCGGCGCGGTCGTGTCCGTACCCACGCCTCGATCCACATCCTGCTGCCTCAGGCTCCCGGCCCCCGGAGGGGGGCATAGCCTCGGGCGAGCAGGTCCGCTTTGCTGCTGCTCTGTGCTTCGCGCTCCTTCTCCTGCAGGCGCATGAGAGGTCCCGGTTGCCGGCGGCGTGCCGCCGCCTGCTCTTCCCGGTCCCGGATCAGCGCGGCCACCCTCACGGGCCCCTCCAGGTGCCCGTATGGGTCCGGCGGTGGTGGTGCTCGAGTTCGGCGTCCCATTGGCGGCCGTCGTGTTGGCGCGCTGTTCTGGACCACCCACTCCCACACCTCCTCCTCCGTTGGGCCCCGGAGGTCCAGGATCCGCCGGTTGACCCACACGGGCAGGTCGGCGAAACCACCAACGGGGGGGTCGCTGCTGAGCTCCATCACACAGTCCTTCGCAGCAAGATGTGCGTTGCGCTGACTCCACGCCTGCGCCATCCTCCTTCCGCATGTCGAGCAGAGCATCCCGATAGGGACGGTCAGCCTGGATTGCGTCAAGGATCGGAGGCAACAGACGCAGCAACGCAACTGAGACCTGGGGGCACCCGAACCCCCGTAGGCGGTTGACAAGGGTGGCGGTAAGGCTCGCATCGGACGCACTGGTGTAGTTGTAGAGGATAGCCTCCGCATCTTCCACCGCAAGGTGCAGAATCCGACGAGCCGGGCCACGTGGCGGATGACAGCAGGCGAACGGAGACCAATACGCCACAGCACAACGCTGGCAGTCGGGCCACACGTCGTACTCCAGACAGAGATCCCCATCCAGGTCAGCCACCGCGTCAAGGGCGCCTCGGTCACAAAACGCGCACACTCTACGGATGCTTCCATCTCTCGCGAATCTCGTGAACATGCCCTCCACAGCCACATGTAAACGGTGCACGAACCGTCCCCTGCTCGTGGCAAGCAGGGACCAAATCAGCAAGGCGGGGTCGCTTGAGC